TCTCGTCATATAACTCATTCTCTGACTTGTAGAGCTTGTCAAAGACGTCTGGTTCATAGTCAGCCAACTGCTTCAGGATGCGCATCACGATCAACATCGCTGAGACCAAGTCATCGGTAGCTCCGCTCTTCGCGGCGTATGAAGCTCCCGTCGACACGTAGTTCTTCAGCTCAAAGATCAGAAGCTTCGAGTTGATCTTCAGTCCCCCGGTAGCCTTCTCGACCAAGTGCTTCAGGTGACGACATGCTTCAAGCTTCGGCTTGTTCAGAGTTCTGAAGCCGGTTCGATCTCCCTTTCCGCTGATCAACTGAGCTTCCTCGGGGAACTTCTCATCGTTGTAGTAGAGAGTGCTGATCGCTGCACCTGCCGAGTTGTTCTCGAAGGACCAGTAGATGGTAGGTGGCTTGTTCGTCTGCCGATCTCGGTAGGTCAACAGCTTCTCGACGATGAACTTGATCGCGTTGTAGAGCTGTGACTCGTTGATGCCGTTGTTTCGGAACTCCGCGATCTGCTCCATCGTCTCGAGCTCGATGACCTGGACGGTGGAGAAGTCTTGCTTCACTCCCTCGGCCACGTCAGCCCCGATCAGGTAGGTCTTGTGCGGACTTGGTTCCTTCCAGAACACGAATCCCTTGTCAACGTTGATCGGCTTGGTCTCCTTCATGGCTTGCAGCGTCATCGACTTGATGAGCAGAGGATCATCGGAGAGGAACTCACAGAGGAACTCCTGCCTGAAGCGAAGCTCTCCCAACTTCTGCTTCATCATCTCCTGCCACTTCTCGTCTCGGTCAGGTACCTCGTCGATCGGGACGAAGATCGGAGCAAAGCCGTTGATGCCTGCTTCTGCGCCGCGCCAGAGGTCGGCATAGAGATCATGGTCACCGTTCGGGGTTGACATGACCACGCAAGCTCCACCGGTCGACAGGGTCGGGAAGATGGATCCCCACATTCCCTCCTGGATGTTCTTCTTCACGTGGGCCAACTCATCTGCGATGAACAGAGCGATCGCCTTACCCCGTCCGGTGTCCTCGGTGGTAGCTTCTGACCAGATCTTTGAGCCGTTGTCAAACTCAACCGAGCCGCGGTTGTAGAACGGTACGCCAGGACGGAGGAAGTCAGGAGTGCTCTCATACATGAACTTGATGCGGTTCATGATGTCGGTCGCACCCTTCTGCTTGTTCGAGGCCACCAGAACGTTCTTGTCATCATGGAAGCAGGCAAACCAGTAAGCGAAGGCAGCCGTCGTCTCGGTCTTACCGCACTGACGTCCGATGAGCAGAATGTTGAAGCGATTCTGGTGCAGTGACCTGACGATCTTGACCTGGTAGGGACGAAGCTTGAACTTCACCTTACCCAGCTTCTGGTTCTGGATGTAGCAGTAGTTGTTGATGAAGTAGACCGGATCCTTCGCGCACTTCTTCAGCTCTCGAAGTTGATCCGCGGTGTACTCTGTCTCGGTGTGAGGCTTCTTGATGAACTCTGACACCTTAAGCTCCCAGTGAAACGATGAGCTTGTTCTGAACGCAAGGCATGATGCAGCAGAGAATCTCTTCGTCGAGGTCATCCATCGAGTGAACGTTCCAGCAGTCAATGAACACATTCTCTAGGTTGAAGCCTCTGAAAGAATTTTTTGACCAGAATTGCTTCTCGAGGAAGTAGATCTTGCTCCCTGTAACAAGCTCGATCTCACTTACAGAGTTGGACTTGACTAGGTTGGGTAGACTGAAGCGTTCACAGAAAGCTTGGAGGTAGTTCAGCAGACGACGCTTCTGACCTTGAGAGTGGTTGAGGTTTCCCGTCACGATCATTGAATGCTTGTTGCTCTCGAACAGAGCATGCGTGAGGATCATCGCTAGACCGGTAGATGATCTGCCGCTCTGGCGTCGCCCTTCTAGCTTAACTTCCTTACCTTGAGTCGACGAGAACTGCTCGATCCAGGTTTCTTGATCAAGAGTCAGGTTGATCTCGTCAACGGAGAGACCTTCAGGTGACTCGGAGCTCATCCCAGTAACGGCGAGCAACTTGGTCATCTTTTGGAGGTTGAGGGGTGATTCGAAGAGCTTCTTGTTTATGGTTATCATTTGGTGCCTCTTGTATGTTATGTTAGTTCTTTACCCTGGTCGGTAACTTCATACTGCTCGATGTCACCTCTAAGCTTCCTCATGTATCCCAGCTTCATGAGGTGGTCGATCATCTTCTTCTTGCTGGGATCAGTGTGAATGCTGGGATCCTGGTGAAGAGTATCAGCACTCTTCAACAGGTCATGTTCCTTGACCGACAACATCGGCTTGATGGTCTTCAGGTCAGATAGTTTCATTGTAGATTGTCGATCTTGTACTTGGCGCGGTAGACTTCACCGACGAGCTCTTCGAACTGGTTGATGACGTACTCATCATCACCGATCCAGCCGCGAGCAACCGTTTCAAGCCACCCGGAGAGAGCATACACGAATGACTTGGCATCATCTTGTCCAAAGATGTCATTTGCAGCTGGTACCTTCAGGTCGACGATCCCGTGCTTTCCCTGGTAAGACTCAGCCATCTTGTCAGCTTGGTCAAGCAGCTCATCATACAGCTCATTGAGAGCGACGTGGATCGCGTAAGACTTGGCAGCCAGGTGCAGTTCATGAGCCTTGTCTCGAGCAGCAAAGAGACACCCGAGGAAGCGAGCAAAGTTGGCGTTCTCGTCAGGAGCTGCAGGTGGAACTGCTTCAACTGGAGCTTCTTGGGGTACAGAAGAAGCCGAAGTGAACTCTAGGTCAACGAACTCCTTGAAGGTCAAAGCAGATTCAGCTAGCCCGAGACGCTTCTTGACGATCCCATTGACGTAAGCCCAGAAGCGAGGACCCTTCTTCCCGATGGCCTTCTCGGCGCTTGCTTTTGCCTCGTCCCAGTACTTCTCGACGGTGGCAACTGACTTCTTGGTCTTCGTAGCGTAGCTCTTAACGACGTTGTTTGGCATGTTACTTTCCTCTCAAAGCAATCACGTGATCGGTAGGTTTAGGGAAGAAGTTAGACTTCTTCATGACGGTCTTGCAGGTCAAGATGTACTTGCCCTTCTTCTTGTCAAAGTCGAGGGTAAACGGGACGTTGATCTTTCTGAAGGTGTCCATGATGACGCCTTGGAACTCACCGCGCTTGACCTCATCGTTGAAGTTTCCCGCCTCGGCGAAGATCGCCTTGTGGTGAGACTTGAGAACTCTGAAGGTTCCGAACAGCTCAGCTGGGGTAACGTTGTCACGACGGTAACCCTTCTCGTCGACGGCTTCATCCGAGACTCGATCGTAGAAGTGCTTGGAGAAGTTCACGATGATCCCGATGGTGGCGAAGCTCTTTCTGATCTCGAGCTCGATGTCGTTGATCTGTTCTTGGGACATCTCTAGGAGGTCGCGTACTTTCATATCTTCTCCAGCGTAAACTTTACTTGACTGTTGTCATCCATCTTAACGGTGCTTACCTTGTAACCTTTTGCAAATCTCTTGATCATCTTCTGGTAGAGAGAAGCTCGATTTTCTTTTGAAGATTCCTTGTCAGCAGAGAATTTGATCACGTCTGGGTGATGCTTCTCGATCAAGTTCTCCATGCACTGCTTGATGAACGCAAACACCTCAAATTCTTTTCCAGACCTGGTCAACTTGTGAGTTCGGTTGACGGTTTGAACTTTTCCGACCATCCTAGTAACCTCTTCAGAAAACTCTACATCCCACCTGTGCTTATTTTCCGGAGTATTCCAGTGTTCAGCTGTAAATTGAATGATGCGATCTCCGATCTTAGTCTCAACCTCATACACGTTAGAAGAATCTTCTAACACCTTGAAGTCAAACTTCTTGTCAAGTATCTCGTAAAGGTTCATAGCCACTCAAATCCAGAACGGTCAATGATCTTCTTCCAACCTGGGTTGACCGCGACGTGTACCTTGCAGCGCCCTGAGATGAAAGGTAGCTTTCTGATCTCGGTCAACACCTTCGTCATGTAGCCTCGGTTCTTGAAGTCGTCTGGAATGTAGACATCCTCGAGGTGTAGATCAAACTTGTCTTCATGATCCTCAAGCCACAGCGTTGCAGTTTGAGCGATCCTGTTCTTCTCGATGAGCCAAAATTGAATCGTTACTCCCTCTCTTGACTTTGACATCGGGAAGAAGTGACCCTTGGCTTCATAGTCTCCCGTCTCAGCAGCAGGCATGTCTTCAAGGACCTTGTCAAAGATCTTCACGATCTTCTCGAGGTAGCTCTTGACGTTGTTCTCGACGAGAAACTGCTTGAAGTTCACTTGGTTTCACCCTTCGACTTTGAAGAACTTCTACCCTTCACGAGTCCGAAGGCCCCGTCGCCGTACTCTTCTTGACGACGTCGAACTGACCACATCGCCGTCTTGATGTCTTCAGCAGCCATCAAGTCCTCGTGGTTGTAGATTGGGTCGGTGATCACCAGCTCACCGTTCTTTCTCTTCATGATGTTCTCAGAGTGGATGTCGATCGAGTGTCCACCCCCTAGAGTACCTCTGAGCATCTCGTACATCTCTTGACAGAAGTCCCTAACGTCAGCTACCATCTTGTTCAGCTTCTTGATCATGTATTCATCGAAGACGTTGTTAGCAGACCTCAAGAACTTCTCGACGTAGGCATCTACTTCCTTCTTCGAGGGCATCTTCCGGAGCTGATTAAAGATCTCTGCGATGATGTCAGCTTCCTCCATGCTTGCTCGTTCTAGTGCTTCCATCTTCACGTAGTTCACCTTGTCAGGAAAGTCAGCCGTCCTGAGAAAGAACGCAGAGAGCTTCTTCGGCTTCGAGTACAGCTTCGGAAAGTACTTTGAGGGGTGCTCTGAGATGTACTTCACGTAAGCGTCATACGCTGAGTCAGAGATCCAGAACTTGACGACCTCAGGTTTGGAGGAGTTCTTCAGAGCAACCCCAAAGGCTCCTCGTCCGAGGGCCTTGTGGGTCTTGTCCATCGACAAGAGAACGTCCTCGACGTCCTTCTCGTAGAACTTCTTGATTCCTGTCAGTTCATACAGCTTCACTTGGTAGTCTCCGCTTCTAACGTGGTTACCGCTTCTTCAACTCCGAAGATCTGCTTCAGCAGAGCATTGCGGTCAGCAACGATGACGGTGTTGTTCACGGTGGTCGGAGCTCCAGCTGCGATCTTCGCTGCCCTCACCTTCTGGCGCTTGTACTTTGCATCGACTCTGGAGTTCACGGCGTTCAGTGCGATCGTGAGGTACTGTGCAGCAACCTCTGCGTTTCGTGCGGCGAACTTCGGATCAACTTCCTCGGCCATCCTCGAGCTCTTCTCGTAGGCGATGATCGCGTTCATGTGGACGTTCTCAAGCTGCCCGTCGATGTGGAGCTCCTCGAGGCGCTCTTCCTTGTCAAGCTCCTCTGGGTTCGCGTCAACCTTTCGGGTGACGATCTCGCCTGAGGTTGGATCTACCAAGGTAGATGCTCTCTCGTTGACCTCGGTTGCAGTCGACTTGTGGATGTCATGAAACACCGGAGTACTTCCAGGTTCCAAGTCAAAGATGTCTTCCAACGGGTTTGCCTTTGCCATGATGTTTCTCCTACCTTAAGAACAGGTCCTTCTCGGTGAGGACTCTAAATTTGACCCCGTGACTCTCACAGAAGGCTTTCGCGGCGGTCCACTTGGCCTCATTGATGATCATCTGCACGGCGTCATACGTGCTGGGTTTCTTCTTCTTGTTGCTCAAGCCGTATGCTTGACACGAAGGTTTGATCTCGATCACCTCGGTCAACACTTGACCCTTCGCGTTCTTGTATTTAACGATGAAGTCAGGAAAGTAATTGCACACTTTCTTCTTGATCGGGTTCAGGTACGGGATTCTGAACTCTTCCGAACCCCACTTCAACACGTTCGGGTTCTTGTCACAGAAGTCCATGAAGCGAAGCTCCCAAGAGCTCAAGAACCTGATCTTGCTCGGGTCACCGAGGTACTTCTCGACGTTGATCGGTGTGTACAGTCCCTTTGCCATCTTATACTCCCGGAGGATTCTGAGTGTTGCCCGTAGTAGATCCTGACTGGGCATTGTTCGAAGCTGCGGTAGCCGAAGCTGCGTTTGCAGCATTAAGGTTTACTGCACCTAGTTGATTTGAACCAAGATTTGTACCGTTCTCGATCGCGGTAAGCGTGGTCGACATCGCGGAAGACAGTACGTCGCCTGCACTGCTTGAAGCTTGTCCTAGGGTAGCTGCAAGAGGAGCAACGATCGGACTGAGAACCGTTGACAGAGCTTTCGGGATGTTTGACAAGAGGTCAGACCCCTTGCGCAGAGCATCATAGACCGAAGCTTGAGGCTTCTTGACGGGACCGGGGTTCCCGTTGTACATCGGGTTAGGGTCACGGTGACCTGCATTTGACTTTCCAGAGGTTCCACCTGCTGCAAAGAGATCGGTTAGACCCCAAGAGTAGAGGGTAGAATCTCGTTGGGTACTGATGTCGATCGCGTCATAAGAGAAGGTGATGTTAGCCATCGAACCTGCTGAGCTATCTTCATGAGACAGTTCATCAAAGTCAAACGTCTCGATGCGAGGGTTCAAGAAGGTAAAGCGATTCGACATCGGACCTCCGCCCTGCTTCAGGTCAACGAAGATCTGCTCGATGATGATCTTCTGCCCAGCTGACATCGAGTAACCGTTAGCGTAGGGAATCGTCGATGAAGAACTTGAAGAGTTGTTGCTCCACCCCTTGTCGATGCCGTAGTTTCCAGCTCCCGTACCCGAGACAGCTTTCATGTAAGCTTCAAAGAAGTCAACGATGCTGTTCCCGATCTCATCGAGGAAGGAGATCTGCATCGGTTCATAGATCACGCTTGTCAAGACGCGCGTTCTAAAGTTGTAGTAGTTTACATCAACGTGGTTCAAGTGAACCTTCGGCTTGTCACAGTGCTGTACGTAGAACTGGAAGTCACTTCCTCCTGGGAAGCCAACGAACATCACCTTGAAGAGGAACTTGAACTTTGGGTGGTGAAGGTTAAGGTCATCCGCATAGTGAACGCTCTCGTAGTTACCAGCTACCCCAAACTTTGCGTTGTTGATCGGGGCAAGAAGCGTCGACAGCTGAGATGCTCCTGGGATCGGGATCTTGCTGAGAGACGGGATGCGACTGCCAAGTCCAGGAATTCCACCTAGAGTAGTAGGGATGCTGTTCCCAAGGGAGAACACATCAGACGGTGACATGTTCTGCTGCTGGAACGCATCGATCTCATTGAAGACGTTCGGTGGAACGTTCGCGTCATTGACACCCAGCGTGGTATTTAAGGGCGGGTTAGCCATCAGTCAGCCTTCTTCTCTTTTGAAGCGTTCTTGACGTCATCTTCAGTTTCCTCTGGAGCTTCTCCGCCCTCACTCTTCTTGATGATCTTGATGAGGTCAGCGACGAGACGAACTGCGGGTCTTCCTAGCTTCGTTCCAAGGTGGATCTCACGGAGGTAGGCGACATCAGACTTAACGACGTAACCGGTCTTCTTCTTGGTGTCTACCTCATGCTTTGAGAACAGCTTCTTGATCTCCTTGTCGATCGCTCCGCCCTTCTCGATCTTGAGAGGGGTAAGAGAGTCGATCTCAAAGTCACCGGAGTCAGTGCTGTTGTCGAAGGTAAGGTGTAAGGGCTTTCCGGTTGACCCCTTGATCGTGCTGCGTTCATGAGCTACACCGAGGTACTGCTTGTCCTTGTCACGCTTAGCATCGATGACGATCCCTGCCTTCTTCTTGAAGAGCATCATCGCGATCGCGTCAACTGGGAGCAGATGCTCCTTCTTCTTTTCCTCAAACAGTTCACAGATTTTCATAGACATCTCCTAGACTATTCTATTTACAAAACTTAGCTGGCGAATAAAAATGGGACGCCGAAGCGTCCCCAGACTAAAGTCGAGTCGAGTTAGTCTTCGATCTTCTTGTAAAAGTCCTCGATCGTGGCGTGGTGACCTAGTCCTGCAGCAAGGAACATCTGATCAAACAGCTCATCAGCTCGATCTGGGTACTCTCCGAGCACGTAGTCATATTTCTTGTGAAACTCTTCGAGATCACCTTGCATTAACGGACGACGTAAGATGTCATAGATGTCTTTAAGCTCTTCCTTAAAGTCAGCAGAGTATGACTTTGAGTTGTTCAGCTTGTGAAAGGCCTTAGTGAGAGGCTCAAGGATGTTGTCGACGGTGTCTTCCTTCAACATTGATTCTTTCAGTGAAAGCAGCTCTCTCAGTAGGTCCATGTTCTTTCCCTTTAGATGATTCGTCCGTCAACGACGGTGTGTCCGTTTCCTCGTCCGTCGGCTTCCCATGAAGATTCACCGCCGAACTTTACTCCGAGGTAGATCCCCATCAGTCTCCAGTGAGGAATTCCCTCAACCTGTGAAGCTTCACGCAGCACTAGGTTTGCAGTTTGCTCGTCACAGACTTCATGGTGGTGAAACAACCAGTCATGCAGAACCGCAGCTTCATGTGAAGTATCTCCGAATAGCCAGTAGATCAGCGGCAGACGAGGAACGCTGGCATAGTCAGTGATGAAGTCAGGTTCAACGGTGATGGTCTTTCCGAGGACGTCAGACTGGTAGACAAACGGTTCCGTGATCTTCCAAAATCCACGTCCCCCGGCAGCGGTGTCGTCGATGCACTCGGTGTTAAGCTTTGATAAAAATTGACTCACTTCTTACCTCCAGTTGAAGAGTACTTGGGATCGTCGTACGGCAGCGGGGCCTTCGAAGATCCTGGGTCCTTGAGAAACACGGTGCGCTTCCCAACGATCTGCTTTGTTTTGGTATTCGTCACGACGACGGTCTGAGCTGAGGTCTTGCTCAGTCGACCGATGTCTCGATTCTTCTTGTCATAGATGCTGAGAAGCTTGACCGGCTTTCCCTTGAAGTCACTCCAGGGAGCCAGGACGTGTTCGTAAGACTCAACGATGATCTCTGAGAGCTTCATTTAGTATCCACATGATGAGCAAGGTGTAGCGGTCGGGTTGTCAAGCCAGAGAGTCTCTCCGTTCTTGTTCTTCCCTACTCTACCTGCTCTCTTGATTCGTAACTTCTTTCGGTCGATCTTCGGTACCGTTCCACCTGTCGAGGGTTCTGGAGCTTGATCTCCTGAGTGTGAACGTTGGATCGCGTCGGTACCGAGGTAGACGATCTTGTCATTTCCCTTGTCGATCACCTCAGGACGCTTTACCTTCAGCGACCCGTGGCCTCGAAAGAGCTCAGACAACTTCATCTCAGTAGCCGAAGTCAGAGGCGAGTCTGGCCAAGGTTCTGCGAGGCAGCTTGAGGATCTTCTCTTCATCTTCCTTGCTCAGACCTGCGTTCGTCTGCAGTCGGCTAGCATCGTAGCAAAGTTCAGCAACCTCGTACGGATCTTTTACTTCTCCGATCGCATCATAGATGTCAGGAGCGATCTGATTCCAGACGTCGTACATCGCGTCTTTTGCCATCTTCTCGATGTCATTGGTAGGCTTTGCTGAGCTGAAGCGAGGGATGCGCGGCTTCTTCTCCTTGGGTTCCTTCGCAACCTTTTCCTTGGCGAG